CTCTGTTTCTTGTTTAGTAAATATTAAAGGTACTACTTCACCAAGTTTTGCTAATTCCTGTACTGAATTAAATCCTGTCTGTGGAGCAAATCTTTTTGGACCTGTTATACCAGCAGTTGTAAGACTAGGAGGAGTTTTTGGTGCTCTAGGCTTTGGTGTTAATAAAACAGAAACAACTGTAAGAATAATTCCGAGAACTAAATTGGCTGCTGCTGTTCCACTTCCTAAAAATGATACAAAAGTTCCTACAAATCCATTGACAACATAAGGAATCTTGTCATATTCTTTAGGTCTTTTGCCATTAAATGCCTGTGTTAATTCTATAAAATAAAAATATTCATCTTCTGTAATTCCTACTGTTTCACATAATTCGACTTCTGCGGGGAGTAACACCCTACGACCTCCAGGCCGTCTAAAGGACTCCATCTTGCCTCCGATTCTCCGCAGTTTATCCATCCTTCCTCATAGTAAACAGCAAGACCAAATCCATTCTTAGATTTACATAATGCAACTGTACCTATATTAAACTGTTTTGTCTCGTTTCCCCACTTTTCAAGTTCTTCTTTAAATATATCAAAGTCTTTTTTTCTTACTCTTCTATACCAATCTCTTGTAGGCTCTGGTGAGTTTATCCCATAATGCTTTAAAACTGTACGAGCCAAAGATAAACAATCTACTGCATGATGCTTTATAGGATCAGCACCTAATCTATAAGGTAAACCAATAAGTTGATGTGGCTTCATCTATTTTGAATATCACTTGTTACAGGTAGTTTACCAACAGCATCGGTAGTTAAAACTAAATTTGGTACGTTAACACCTACTGCATCTATGGCACTACTTAATAAAACCTCTACAACTTCTGGGTCGTAAGATAAAGAAGAAGCAAGCCATGTATCTGTTGTTAACACATTTGTAATATTATCAATATCATTATTAGCAACAATACATACATTTACTTCTACAAAATAACTATTAACCACAGCTTCTTGTGCTTTGGCCATACTTAATGGATGATTAGCCATTATTAAGTTAGATTCAATATTATCTCCCGACCTGTTAATAGTTGTACCTTGATATATGAAAGGTAAATAATGATAATTTTTACCATTAAATAATATTGTATTTTGTGGAGATTTTACACCTTCAGAAGGTTCTCTTTTAGCATTTTGCAGTAGATGTTTTGTTTTCTTTTTATTAGTAACGTCTACTTCAAATACTTCTACAAAAGTAACTATAGTTGTAAGGCTCATAATCCAAGAGATGCACGTTGACTTCTAGAGTTTTTTAAAGCGTTAAAAGTTTGTGCTTTACCTGCCATTGCACCTTGTTTTGAAGCAGCACCAATAATATCAGGAACAGCAGATTTTGGAACGTACTCATCTCCATTGAAATTAAGAACAGGACCAGTGTATTCAACTATTGCATTTCCCGTACCACCTGCAACTGTACCAGATTCATGGCTACCACCTGGAATTACCGCACCACCTCTTGCACCTGCTGAATATCTAGCCATCGCACCATCCATTTTAGATGCAGGTATGACATATTCTGATTCACCTCCCTCTCCAATAATTCCCATAGTTGGAGAATTTACAACACCGCCATATTGAAAAGCTTTAAATCCACCTGCTCTGTTATATGATCCTTGTTCACTAATTTGGAACATTCGGTTAAAGATGTTTTGAAACGCAGCGTTAAGGAACATTTTTGCTAATGACTTAGCAATAGATGCTAATGATTCACCTAATGATTTTGTTCCTTCAATAAGACCCATAAGAGCATTTGTCATTTCATTAGCTAATAAATCTGCAATTTCTTCTTTAGTTACTTTTACTTTTTTGATTTCGTCACCTGTACTTTTTATTTTGCCTACAGCTTTTTCTGTTTCACCGTTTATTTCTTGCCTCTTTTTAAGAATATCTGCTAATACTGCATCAATTTCTTTTAACCTTTCTAATTCTGTATCTGTATTGCCTAATTTTGCTCTTTCAATTCTTAAAGCATCGGCAAGTGCATCGACTTCTTCTAAGACTTTATCTCTAAGTTGTTCTCTTTGTGCTACTTCCTTTGCAATAGCTTGAGACATACCTGTTTCTGTTAGTTTTTTAACAGCCTCTTTAAGTTGTAATTCTTCTTTATTTTTTTGTACAGCTTGATCGTATTCTAAAGTAATTTCAGCTAACTTTGTCTTTTGCTGTTCTCTAATTGCAAATATTTGTTTTTCTATATCTAACTGAGCTTGTAACGCTTCTTTTCGTTTACCTTCACCTCCTCTAGTATCCATTTCATCTATCTGCTTTTGCCTTTGCATTAGCCCCAATGCCTGACTATTACCTCTTACAGCAGCAGCACCAACAACTCTCCCTGCATCTGCTTTTTTTAACCTACCTTCTAAACCTGTTATGCGTAAAACAAAGTTAGCAACACCTGCTGCAAATGCCTGTAATTTTGTAATTGCAAGAGTAAATTGACTACTAAGTATTCTTGAAGATTCACCAAATTGTTTTAAAGCATCAACACCTCTTTGACCGATGTCATTAGCCATCAACTTCATCGCAGCATTAAACGCTGCTGTTTTACCTTCTACTTGCTCTATAAGTCTTATCTGTGCTTCTTGAACAGTGTTTTGTAAACCTAAAGAACTAACAACAGCTTCAGTATTTTGTGTAAAAGGCCCTAATGCTTTACCCAGATCACTGATTGCTGTTATAGCAGTTTGGATTTGTTGAACGAGGGCGGTTGCAGCAATACCTCCAGCAAATCCACCCATCTGTCCAAACATTCCACCAATACCACCACCTAATGCACCAGCAGCAGCACCGATAGGACCCTGACCAAATAGCAGAGGAAATGCACCACTTATCAATGCACTCTGCATATCAAAACCTCTAGTTGCCCCTATACGTTGCCTAAAACTTTTTCCTCGTAAAGCTCTAGAAAAACCACCAAGTTGTCCTGATCCTCTAACCCTTTGATCTAGCATTTCAGAGCTAGGAAGAGCCAACATTTTTCCTGACGATGTTCTTGTTTGGGGAAGTAAATTACCTGCACTAACACTCAATTTTCCAAAACTATCAGATAGTCTTATTAGGTTTTCTCCAGCTTTTTGCACAGCAGTATTTGTTTTTATTAACTGAGCATTTCTTACTCTTTCCGATCCAATTAATTTGTTATTGTTTGCTATACCTTTGGCTATAGCTTCATTTCTACGTTTTTCAAAAAATTCAGCTTTTTGTACTGAGCTTGCAGTAAAATCTGTTATTTTAGAAGTGCTTTGGCTACCTTTTATAAAACCCCTATTTCCTAACCTTTGTATTGCTCTACCCTCTAGATCTTTTGAACTAGGTAAACCTAATAAATTATTTGGACCGACACGCTTTTTATTTTGCTTGGCGATAAATGCCTCTTGGTTAGTTATCTGTCTATTTAGTGCAGTTTCTGTTCTTTTTAATTTTATTATTTGCCCTAAAGTTTTTAATCTTTCCTGTTCGGCAGATAATTCCTTTTTAACTATAGAAGATGCACCTGTTCTAGCTCTGCCTGTTTTTGTTTTTCCTGTTATACCATTTACAGCCCTTTCTACTTCTTTTAACTGGTTTAACCCCTTTAATTTTAGATTTATAATTGCATCGTATGAGGCCACAGGTTTATCAGGTACTGTTGTTTATATATTAAAGCAAAATATGAAATTTACCTACGTCTACGAGCTTTTTCTAGTTCTTTCTCTTGATTCTCATTTAAGACTTGAAAATAGGCACTCCAACCGATCACTTCTTCGAGTGTCATTTTTCTGACATCTGCGAGACTCATTCCTAGTTCTTTGGCAATGCCAAACTGCAACATCATTAAACTGTC